GGCGGTGCATCTGCCGGACATCGGTGTCAATAGCCACGGCAATGTACCCGCAGATCGGGGTGGTGACCACCAGGACGCGACAGTGTGGGGCAGTGAGGACGCGCTGGCACTGAGCTTTACCAACCGGTATCAAAGCGACTGGCGTTACGTTGCGGCGTGGGGCAAATGGCTGATGTGGGATGGTCAGCGCTGGCGCAGTGAGGACACTTTGGCCGCATCCGACCTGGTGCGCCACGTCTGTCGTTTCGCATCGCTCAAGTCGGACAACCCAAAACTTGCGGCCAAACTGGCAGCTTCGGGCACCATCAGCGGTGTCGAGCGACTGGCTCGGGCTGACCGCAAGCACGCGGGCACCACCGACGAATGGGATGCCGACGAGTGGTCAATCAACACGCCCGGTGGCGTGGTTGACCTGCGTACCGGCAGGATGCGAGCCCATGATCGTGGTGACCGCATGACCAAAATCTGCACCGCCACGATTCAGCCGGGCAGCACCTGTCCCAACTGGCTGGCGTTTCTGGCCGATGTGACCGGTGGTGACGCGGCGCAGATCCACTACCTGCAAAAGGTGTTCGGCTACTGCATGACAGGCTCCACCCAGGAGCACGCGCTGTTCTTTCTGTATGGCACCGGTGCCAATGGCAAGTCCGTGTTCGTCAACACCATCTTCACGCTGATGGGTGACTATGCGGCCAACGCGCCCATGGACACGTTCATGGAATCCCGTGGTGACCGGCACCCAACCGATCTGGCAGGCCTGCGTGGGGCGCGCTTTGTCGGTGCGACCGAGACAGAACAGGGTCGGCGCTGGAACGAATCGAAGATCAAAGAGATCACCGGTGGCGACCGGGTGTCGGCGCGCTTCATGCGCCAGGACTTCTTCACCTACTTGCCGCAGTTCAAACTGGTCATCGCAGGCAATCACAAACCGGCCATTCGCAATATCGATGAAGCCATGCGCAGGCGTTTGCACCTGATCCCGTTCACGATCACCGTGCCGCCTGAAAAACGTGACAAGCAGCTCCAGGCCAAGCTTCTGCTCGAGCGCAACGCGATCTTTGAGTGGGGCGTACAGGGTTGTCTGGCCTGGCAACGCGAAGGGCTCATTGCGCCAGAGAGTGTCGTCAGTGCGACCAAGGAGTATTTCGAGGCAGAAGATGCCCTGGGTCGCTGGATGGAAGAACGTTGTGTGCGGGTGCCCAGCGCCAAATCACTGACGACCGAGCTGTTCTCCGACTGGAAGCAGTGGGCAGAGGCGGCTGGTGAATTTGTCGGGCCACAACGCCGCTTCTCGGATTTGCTGCTCACCCGAGGCCTTGAGAAATGGCGCAACTCCGTGGGCCTGCGCGGTTATCAAGGCATCGGTTTGAAAGAGGTCCGCACCCCAAGTTACACGCCTTATGCGGACAACTGAGAACCCAAATGCCCGCAATCCACCCCAAAACTGACGCTGCTGACGCAAAGAACGAATCTGGCAATGCGTGTCGGCTGTGTCAGTCAAACCCGATTCTGACGCAGCCGACTTTGCCTACGGTTAGTTTCTCACGCGTGCGCATGACGCGCAGGTTATGGAAGTTAACCGTGAGCAACGTCGGCTGCGTCAGTCCGGCCAAGAACACCCACTTTTGAACCCAATCCCCATGCAACAAACCACCATTTCACACACTGTCACCCTGGCGCTTGACCTCGGTACGACCACAGGCTGGGCTCTCAAATCCCGAGATAGCCAGATTGCTCACGGCTTCGTGAGCTTCAAGTCCCAGCGCTTTGAAGGCGGTGGCATGCGCTTCCTGCGCTTCAAGCATTGGCTGGCAGAACTCAAAAACATGACTGGCGAAATCAACGCTGTCTACTTCGAGGAGGTGCGCCGCCACGTTGGAGTCGATGCTGCCCAAGTCTACGGTGGCTTGATGGCCACACTGACCACTTGGTGCGAACACCACCGCATCCCGTACCAAGGCGTGCCCGTGGGCACGATCAAGAAGCACGCCACCGGCAAAGGCAACGCTGGTAAGGCTGAAGTCATTGCTGCCATGCGTGCCCTTGGTCACCCCGTCACGGACGACAACGAAGCCGATGCCCTGGCCATCCTGCACTGGGCACTCGACACGCAGGAGGTGTGACGTGAAGGTTCCCACCCACCACTACCAATGCCCCCTTGGTCGCTTGCAACCAACCGTCACGGACCTGGACAGCGTTAAGCAACGCGGCTGGCGTGACCAGAACATCCTGGTGGTCAACGCTGAGGACAAGCGGCTGGACTACCTCGAGCGTGAACTGGTGCGACGCATCGGTGAGCGTTTGTATGGTCAAGGAGATCGTCATGGCTGAGCGCAACACACCATGGACACCCGATGACGTGGCCAACCGCTTCGAGGACGCTGCGGTCACTGCAAGGCGACTGCCCTCAGCCAATGTGCAGGGCTACTTCAATGCGTGGCCTACCATCGTTCGCTGCCAGTGGGAGATGCTGGCAACCGATGAGCGTGTGGTCTGTCGCTTCCCGCCATCGCCGAAGGACGTGGAGCAGATGCTTGAGGTCATGCTCTGGGTACAGTGGCTTGAGGTGGAGCAGCGTCATCTGGTCTGGATGCGTGCCAAACGGTACGGCTGGCGAGACATCTGCACGCGCTTTGCCATCGGACGGTCGACCGCATGGCGGCATTGGAATCAGGCCATGGCGTTGATGGCAGAAAAGCTCAATGACAGCCGCAAAAAGTGACCCGGCAAGACCCAATTGCTCGACAAATCATCCGAGCTATTGGGTCACGCAGGGTAATGCTTTGGCACTCTGTCCCTTGATTTGGAGTTTGTCCCTTTTGCCTGCAAATGAAGGTGAAACATCCTGCCTGTTTTTCGGTACATTTACGCCTATGGATGGACAAAGCCGCTGGCAATCAGTTGGTAATTAGCCACTCTGCCCCAGGCAAAAGGGGTCCTTCTTTCGGAAAATCCTATGCGGGGGGCAACAGCGCAAGACCCGCCCACCGACAGACTGCAAACCAGAGTTTGCAGGGGTTTGCACCAGCGGCAGGTTTGCACCCTGGCACACAAGGGGGGGAATTCAATTCACACCCTTTGCCGACCTGACATCCGAGTTTTCGTATCCTGACTTTTCCTGAACCCGCCCTCGGAGTTTTCTGACGTCGGGTTCTCTCGTTCAACTCCTGCGCTTTGCTCAAAGCGACCTCGCGGCCCGTCACTGGTTTTATAGACCTGTGCGGGCCGCACTTTTTTGGAAAGCTCGAAACCCGTGAATCCCCTCAACGTTGAGTACCGCAAGGTTGACGCGCTGATCCCGTTTGCCCGCAATCCTCGCACCCACAGCGAGGAGCAGGTGGCCAAGATCGCCGCCAGCATCGCCGAGTTTGGCTGGACAAATCCGGTGCTGGTCGACGGTGTCAGCGGCGTGATCGCCGGACACGGTCGTCTGGCTGCTGCACGCAAGTTGGGCCTGACGGAAGTTCCGGTCATTGAACTGGGGCACCTGTCGCCCACCCAGAAGCGCGCATACGTGATTGCCGACAACCGCCTGTCACTCGATGCCGGGTGGGACGAAGAGATGCTGGCCCTTGAACTGACCGAGCTGTGTGAGTCCGGTTACGACCTGGCGCTCACCGGATTTGAAGATGCTGAGATCGAAGCCATGATGGCCGAACACATTGATGGCGAGACCGGCGACGACCCGGCAGGCGATGACGAATCCGACGATGCCCCAGACGCTGGTGACGATGTGCCTGACGCGCCGGTCAACCCGGTATCCCGAACCGGTGATGTCTGGCTGCTAGGTGCGCACCGTCTGATCTGTGGCGATGCCGGTGACTCGGCGGTGGTCGCGGCCCTGATGCAATCTGAAAAGGCTGCGCTGTGTTTCACCTCACCACCCTACGGTACCCAACGCGACTACACCGACACAATCGTTGACTGGGACGCGCTGATGCGTTCAGTCTTCGCAAACCTACCCATGGCTGCCACCGGTCAGGTGCTGGTCAACCTTGGGCTGATCCACCGCGAGCAGGAAGTCATGCCGTACTGGGATGGCTGGCTGTCATGGATGCGCCAGCAGGGGTGGCGGCGCTTTGGCTGGTACGTTTGGGACCAGGGCCCGGGTCTGCCAGGCGACTGGAGTGGCCGCTTTGCGCCAGCGTTTGAATTCGTGTTTCACTTCAATCGCAAGGACTCCGAGGTGCGCAGGCCCAACAAGAACGTGCCCTGCATCTACGCTGGACGTGACACCCATCTGCGTGGTGACGGAACCAGCGCCGGTGGCATGCGCAACAAAGATGGCAGTAAGACATCGTGGAACCACGTCGGCACGCTCACCCAGGACACCAAGATTGCTGACTCGGTGATTCGCATCATGCGGCACAAAGGCAAGATCGGTCAGGACATTGACCACCCGGCCGTGTTCCCGGTGGCGCTGCCGCAGTTC